TCATTCTCATTGCTCGCACTACTTGGGTAATACCACCAGATTTCACCAAACTTGCTATTGTGGACAGCATAGACTTTTGACTGCTGGTTGAAGTTCATATTGTTGAAGACATAGTCCGAGACATCACATTGCAGTGGCTTGACATATCCGTCATAAATCCAAAAGCCAGACTTGCTCATCCAAATGGCAGCAGTGTCAATGGCCGCTACAGACTGGGCTGAAATGAGACCGCATCCGCTTCCGGCCTTCTCAAAGCCATAGACAAATGGAGCGCCAACATACTGGGCCGTGTGGACATCCACATCTGTAAACAGTAGATTGACACCCTTGACGCGCTTACCGGCCAAGAGTGTTCCAGGCGTTGTCAGCTCATAGTCACCAGCCAGATTGTTGCCTGCCGGTGTCCACAGCGTATTGTCCTCTTGGTCGCACCATGACACTTTTCTTGGATTGCCACCAGCACCAAGGGCAAACATGATGCGCTCGGCAGTCACCAGCACGGCCTTGTTACCCGCTGGTGAATTGGTAATTCTGGCCGCAAGTGTTGGCGTGGCAAATCCTAATTGCCACTCGTACAGCATCCCGTCTGTGCTTGAGCAAGCAATCAGATACTCGCCCCATGTGTCAAATGACCAGGTGGTGGCTGGGATGGTGTTGCCAGTGTCAGGCCGTGCCACACCATAGGCATAGTTGCCATAGGTGCTGTATCCATAGCCCGTGACATTACTTGCATCGGCAATGCCGCCAGCAAGGCCCGTTGGGCTGATGTCTTTCCTGACCCCAGCGTCACTCATCACATAGAGCTTAGTGTGCGTACCAGCCGCAATCCATCGAGTGCCGCCATTGTCGCGCCAGGTAATGAGTCCTCGGCACATACCGCTTAACTGCTGGCTTGACCTTAGCCTCCACCCACCCATGGGCCGCAAAGTATTCTCGAACCATCGGACCAAGTTTGCATCAAACCACCGGCCTGCTGACTGGTACTCAGTGCCGTTTCTGTAAATGCCTGGAGGGAGTTTGATGGGTATGTACATGATGGCTATATTGTCGGTAAGTTTGAGACAAAAGACACAGTGGCAATCACTGATGGCACTGCTGGCCGTGTGGGGCTGGCGCTGGCAGCAAAATGCTCCAAAGTCACACCTACATCGCCAACCTTATAAACGATTTCAACATAGTCGCCTGCATCCAACTCAATAAAGAAGTTCAAAGCCGCAATCATGTGGCTTGGATCACCCGTGCTTCTTCTTGCAGGGGGATGATATCTGCTGTTTGAGTTGTCTACGTTTGTGCCATTCTTGCGAAACCAAATGTCCACATCATGGGAGTCGTTGGTTGTGTTTTTGAGTTGAATCGAAAACTGGATGTTGAAGACACCAGAGTCTTCGACATTGAGCCTTGAGCTGTTTGACAGCGTGACCCCGTTGGAGATGTCTGTCGTGTTAAACGTCACGACAGTGGCCGCTGTGGTGCTTGCAGCCGCCTGGTCAGTCGAGTCGTAAAAAGCCCCATGGGGTATGTTCAAAAACTTACCGCCCCTTGGACTAAACAATGAGCCAAGGGCTGTGGTCAGTTTTCTGAAGTAAACATTCAAGGAGCCATAGTTCTCATTAAAGTGCCTGCGCTCATACAAATCTGGTGGGTATCCCAGACTCGGTATAGATGGAGACTCTAATTGTTGCTTGACATTGGCCATGGTGCAATTTTATGCCTCAATCAAGCAAAGCGCACTCGGCTTTTCTGCGCTTTAGTAGACCAGGCAAAACCTTGCCACCGCCCTTGGTCCACAGCATGAGCTGCTCTTTGGCGCCTTCCCAGTCACCGGCATTGATCTTTCGTTTCAATGTGGAGGTCTGGAGCCGGCCAGTCCCTAAGTTGTAGCAGAAGTCCACGATGGCGTTGCACTTCTTTTCGTCTGTGGCAAGGATTGGGCAGTTCCTTAATGCACCAGGTAGGTAAGTATGCTCCAGCTCTACCATCAACAAAGCTCTGGCAGTTGGCTCATCCATTGGCGTGTCCTCCAATGTCACCTTGCGCTTGTCAGCGTAGTAGGTGGAGCCGTAGCCTATTGTTGCCACTCCAGCAGGGCAAAGATAGGGCTTAGCCCGATAGCCCTCAAACTGGCGGCAAAGGGCGGCAGCCAGTTCTAAGTTCATAATCCGCGCTTAGAAAGAGTTCTATCAAGGAACCAATAATTGATTGTCCCAGACAGTAATGCAGAAAAGTCTGGTGTCATCATGGTCTTAAACACCTCGACCGCTGGAGCGCCAGCAAGCCATGCATTCCATGCAAACCAGACATGAATGAAGCTCCAGACAAACAACACCCAGTATGTGACCAGGGGCCGCACAGAGGCCGACAGACTAGCCACCCACCCACCAGCGGCTTTAACCATCTCTGCTTGCTGGGTGATGGCATTGTTGAATGCATCCATCACACCCACATCGACAGCTGCTTCACGTTGAGCGCCAATCTCAGCAAGCTTTTGCTGGCCCCTTAATTGTTCCAGTTCGCACTGCCTAGAAAACATCAAGAGTTCATGCGATCTCTCGTTCTTCTTATCAAGCCACTTCAACACCTCTGGGGCCATCCTAAAGATGCCGCCAAAGATTGACCCCAATATGCCGCCACTTAAAATATCAAACATAAATATCCACCTTTCTATTTGTAAAAATCTCTAAGTTAAGTTGATTGCGTTCTGCCTTCTTTACATATAACTCAAACTCAAGATCGTCAATTTTGATGTCCATTTTTTTCATCTTCAGTGCCTGCTTGTAATCTTCAGTCATACGCTCTGCTCTTTGCTCAAGCGCATCTGTTCTAGTCGGATATCCCTCTGGTTGCACCATTGGATACCATTTGTACAAGGGCGGAATCATTGTGAATAAAAATCCAATAAATGTAATTTATAGGCACTGCCAACCAAAGCAGTATTTGCAGTGCATCAATCATTTCTTTTCTCTTTCAAGTGCATCCTTGTATCCATGAATAATTAAACTTCTAGTTTCTGCTGAGTCTGCTGTACCCGCCCATTCGGACAGATTGTTCCAAATAACGACGTAATCGCTAGCCTTGCAGAAAGCCGCATTGTTTTTGAGCCACTGAATCATTTGCTGATGGCGCTCGGATGGGTTGTGAATGGTGTAGCCTATCCCATAGAACTCGCGCACATGACACCCACTTTTGGCCACGGCCCCGACCAGCCCCAATAACAGTAACAGAACAAGCCAGCGCATTCATTTCAATCTTCTGACATATCACTGGCTGCCAAGTTGATGCGCGTCTTTAAGGCTGAAATGTCCTCTGGCTTGTCTTTAAAACCAATGGCAATGTAGCCGGCAAACTTGCCAGGGTCCGGTGGGATTGAACCTCTGCACATGAATTTGACACCCTGCTTGATGCCCCACTCACCGACCTTGCTTGATGGGTTGAATTCCTCACACAGCACCTCGTTGTTGAGCATGGCCACCATGGCAGCGTTGCGATCTGCGCTTGCGTTGAATAGGCTTGTGACAGTCCCTTCAATGGCTTTTTCTCTTGTGCCATCGGCATTGAGCGCCAGCACTGTGGTACGGCTGTTGGTGGCCAAGTTGGCCTTGTGGACCAGCAAGACAATCCCATCCACATCTTTCATCAGACTTCTGGCCGGCATGATCAATTGCTCTTGCTTGGCCAGCTGGGGCATCTTGTCTTGAGCCGTGATGGCGTGCAAAATCACTTGCCTTGAGTCCCAAGCAAAGTATCCGGCAAAGGCCAGAAACGACAGCAAAATGACTGTGAAGAGCTTGAATGGGTTATCGACCCACTCGATCAGGCCAATGACCTTGCCTAGAGCTGAGTCGTCTTTTTTGGCCTCTTTGGGTGCAGCAGATGGCGCGGCCAGAGTCACATTGACTTGGCTTGTTGGTACAGGCTTTGGCCTTGACCTCTTAACTGGCGCGACCTTGGCCGCTGCTCTTTTGACTGGTGCTTTTGTCATTTCATTGCCCAAAAAATAATGAATGTGGACCAGATCACAAAGACAGTGATACAGACCGCAGCAAGGACTGCCACGGCCCAGTCTCTCATAGCCCGAATATTTTCTTTACAAACTCGGCAGCGACACCTGGTCCAAACAACACGCAAAGAATTACCCCATACAAAAGGTATTCGATCTTGGTCATGCGCTTGTCACCATCGCGCAGTGACTTGTCTATGTTGTTGTACCTCTCTAAACAGACAGCTTCATGCACAGATAGCCTCTTGTCAACATCTTCAGCCATGATCACTCAGCAGCTGGCGCTTCTGTGGTCAGCTGCTTATCAGCTTGTTCTTTCACCTTGACGATCAATGGCCAGACACCACTGGATGATGGCAGTTGACCCAGAGTTTGCAAAATGAATTGCACTTCATTGACTTCAAGATTCAGATTCATGCTGC